ATGACCCGAGCCACCAATAAGCTGACCGCTACTGCAGTGCGCAATGCCAAGCCAAAAGAAAAAGCCTATAAGTTATCTGATGGTGGCGGTATGTATCTGGAGATCACCCCGAGCGGTGGCACCTACTGGCGCTTGAAGTATCGCTTCAACGGTAAGGAGAACCGGCTGGCGCTGGGTATCTATCCAGAAACCACCTTGGCCCAGGCGCGTGAAAGGCGAGAGGATGCCCGCCGCCAACTTGCCCAAGGGATTGACCCGAGCGCAGAGCGAAAAGCAGAGCGCCGTGCTAGCAAGGTGGCCGCAGCTAACACACTGAACGCGGTGGCCACCGAATGGCTAGCCGTTCATAAAGATAAGGTGGTCCACGACCACTACCGGCACGACAAGCGCCGCCTAGAACTTCACTTGCTGCCGGTGTTGGGTAGCCGTGTGCTTTCTGAGATCACGGCCCCAGAATTGCTTGATTGCCTGCGTAAGATCGAGAAGCAAGGCAAGCTAGAGACGGCCAAGCGAGTGCGCACCCTGGCGAGTATGATTTTTCGTTATGCCATAGCGACAGAGCGCGCCGACCGTGACCCCGCCGCCGATCTGAAAGGTGCCCTTAAATCGCCGCAGATAAAGCACCATCCCGCCATTACTGAACCGGATGAAATCGCCAAGCTGATGCGCGCCATTTACGCCTATTCTGGCGAGCCGGTAACGCTGGCCGCGCTCAAGTTGTCCGCGTTTGTGTTCGTTCGCCCTGGCGAGCTTCGCCGCGCTGAGTGGGACGCGATCAACCTGGAAGAAGCAACCTGGAAGTTCACCCCGAGCAAAAACGGCCCGCCGCTAATCGTGCCGCTGGCTTCGCAAGCAGTCGAGGTGCTGACCGATCTACACGACCTAACCGGACGAAGCCGTTATGTGTTCCCAGGTGCTAGAAGCCGTGACCGACCAATGAGTGAAAACGCTATTACTGCCGCTATGGCTGGCATGGGCTATAAAGGCCGAATGACTGCCCACGGCTTTAGGGCTATGGCCCGCACGGTGCTAGAGGAGCGCTTAAACTTCCCGCCAGCCCACATTGAGCAGCAGTTGGCCCACGTAGTAAGAGACGCCAATGGGCGCGCCTACAACCGGACGGCGTTTCTAGAGCAGCGCCGCGTAATGCTGCAGGCGTGGGCCGACTATCTGGACACGCTACGCGAAGGCAGTCAAAACGTGGTGCCGCTTAGGGGCATGGCATGAATTTTGAAATAGATCATGACGCCGAGGATGCTGCCCGAGCTCAGCGTCAAAGCGCCCGAAAAATAGCGGATAAAATCGAAGCGGGCGAAACGCTAAGTAAGTTTGAGGGAAAATGGATAGCCGCTGTCATTAGGGGGGCAGTGGACTATATACAAGCCCCAACACGCCAAGGGCCGCCGTCAAAACTACCTAACGGTGACGATGCAGCTATTGAGTTTGCTTTGCTGGTAATTCATCAAGGCAAAAGTAAAACTCAGGCCCGTGCCGATCTTGCCGAGAAGTATGGCGTTTCTATTGAAGCCGTTAGAAAGTATCTTGTTAAAAATCAGCGTGGTCAAAGAGCACTAGAGTTTGTTACCAACCAATCTTAATCATTGGTTCCTATTTTGAATAAGTAGCTATCGCCAGTATTGGCCGTGTCCTAAGCACCCACGGAGAATCACGGAATGGCTAATCTTATCAAGCTAAAGGCAGTAAAAGAAAAAACAGCCCTAAGCACGTCCACTATTTATCGTGGTATTGAACGCGGCAGCTTTCCTAAACCCATTCCTTTGACGCCCAACGGGCGCGCTGTTGCATGGTTGGAAAGTGAAGTTGACCAATGGATTGAACAGCGCATTGAAGCAGCCCGCCAAGAAAAGGGGGCCGCGTGATGTTGACTATTCCCAGCGCTTCCCGCTATGCTTCACTTGCTGGCGCAAAATCGTCAGCAGGGTTTGGCGACCCAAAATCACAAAGGCGCAACAGCGCCCACCGCATTCATGGCGCTTTTTTTATGCCTGCAATGCGTCAATGGCTGCTGTGCGTGGGAGACCTTCGGGTCTGCCGGTTTTACCTTTGTGACCGGTTCGCCAACCTGCGTACAGCCGCCTCCATTACTGTTTGGCGACAGTCGGGGACGGCTCCAAAATACAAAGGAGTCTCACCAATGACGGCATCAATCCGCCTATCTAATCTTATTACCCGCAGTCTATCCAGCCGCGCCGCTGCCCATCGCGCCATGGCCAAAAGTGCCTTGTTTGCCGATAGCAGCGCCAGTACCCGCCTAAAGCGTTACAACCACCACATAGCGAAAGCCGAGCAACTAGAAGCCCGCGCCCTGAATACTGCCAAGTGCAGTGTAGGGGGTGAAGCGTGAACACCAACCAAACGCACCTACACGACCTTGAGGACATCTTGGGCGCTGTATATGGCCTAGCCGACATGCTGGAGCAAAGCGGCAGCCATGAAGGCAGCGAAGACGAAGCGCCAGCCCTTGGCCGCTTTCATCGTGGCTGTATGACCACGGCTATAAAGCACTTGGCTAATCGCGCAAGTTCGCTAGTTGACATCATCGGGGAGCAAGAGGCCAGTAAGGCAGGAGGCACCGATGCTAAATGAACTCTACTTGACCGGCATTCTCCGCACGATGCGAGAAGAAGCCGAGACAGCCGAGCGCCGCGAAGAAGACATAAGCCCCGCCGCGCTAGTTCAGTATGCCCAGATGATTGAAGACTCAGTTTACAAAGGTGCCGCCGCCATGACCCGTACAACCACTAACGATTATGCCCGCCAGCTAGAGAGCACCATTAGCGACTATACCCAACAGCTAGAGCAGATGACGCTTGCCGGTGAAGACCTTTTGAAGCTGGCGTCTGTGTTTAAAGCTATCGTGGACATGCTGGACAAGGATGGGTTCGATTTAGCCCAGGATGCCGAGCGGCTAGCCTGCGTTGGGCGCGAGCTTGCTAAGCGTGGAGCTGAATACTTTATGGATGCGGCAGACTGCCTTGAGGCGACAATTTCACAGCTAGAAGTTGAAGTTGAAGAAGAAAAGGAAAAAGTAATTTTTGCCGAAGAAGGGGAGGAGTAACCATGGCCGCGCCGTTCAATAAAAAGCGCGGCCCTGAGGGGAGCCGCGCCGATCATTCGAAGCCGTCTTGCAAGATCAATCCTAACACCCAGCAAGGCATGGTGCTAGAGGTTTTGCGCCAGCACCCAGCAAGCGCCTTTGAGCTACAACACTTGCTGCCCCTGGCAGATGCCCGCGCTGTGGTGCGTGATTTGATAGCCAAAGGCTGCCCCATCGGCACGATTAAAGTGCCCAACCCAAACCAGAATGCTCGCTGCAAGACAATACAGCGTTATTGCCTTAACGAAGCGGAGTGATTTATCAGCGGGCCTCAGTGTGAGGCCCGCTTGATCTGGAGGAGGTATGGGCAAAAAAAAGCGCGACGCCGAAACGGTGCAAGGCGGCTTTTTTGCCTTACCCTCGTTATTGATGGAGCATCGCGAATTTCGCGAGCTAACGCCATCGGCTTTAAAAGTGTTGATGGTGCTTATCTCTCAATACAAGGGTAGCAATAACGGCGACTTGGCTGCGACGCATTCAATGATGAAGGACTGGGGCGGCATGGCCGAAGGAACGCTCGGCAAGTCGCTGCGTGAACTCCAAGAGCGAGACCTGATCATCAAGTCGCGTCAGAACCGCAAGGGGCGTGAAGGTGCCCGCTGCGCACTTTACGCACTTACTTGGCGTAGAATTGATGAATGCCCTGGCAAAGACTTGTGCATTAGGCCAACTATTGTTGCGAGCCGTAAGCTTTCTAAGGCTTGATTACACTATTGATAATCCCACTTCGCAGTGGGGTTTTTTTTGCCTAAATACTTAGTGATTGAATGGCCGTTCAATATTAACCGCCTTCAAAAATTGAAGCTTATGGCATCAAAAATTGATGCCTTACCCTTAAATGAAGCATTAGAGGCGAAATAAGGCATCAAAAATTGATGCCTTATAGGGCTTCTTGGCAGAGTTTCAGCTTCAAAAATTGAAGACCTCTCTATATATACCAATCAGGTATGCCATAACGTCACGCACTAACCAGAGAGAGAAGCCAAGACGTGAGCAATAAGCGCACACCTTGTAAGCAATCACAGTAATGGTGATATAAACAGTTATGTTATAACATTGTATTTATGGGCTAGGTGTTATAGCGACACCACCAGACGACCAACCGACAAGGTAACAAACATGAAAGTGTCAGCACTACGTGAGCAGCGAAGCGCCAAAGTTGCGCAGATGAAAGGCATGATCGACAAAGCCGCCGATGAGGGCCGCGATCTGTCCGCCGATGAAACCAAACAATTCGATACGCTGAAAGCAGAGGAGCGCGCACTGGCCGGTCAGGTTGACCGAGCAGAGTACCTAGACGAAGCCGAGCGCCGCAGCGTGGCTAAGCCGGTTACTGGGGATGCTGGCGCAGACTTCACCAAGCTGGCGCGTCAGGTAAGCGTGATGAAGGTAATGCGTGCCCAAATGGAAGGCCGCAGCCTGGATGGTGTAGAGGCTGAATACGCTCAAGAAGCTGAACGCCGCAGTGGACGCAAGGCTCAAGGCGCATTCGTGCCGATGGCCGCGCTAGAAACTCGCGCCAATACTACTGGCACCGCTGGCGAGATCACACCAACCGATCACCGCGCCGATCAATACATTGACGCACTTCGCAACCGCTTGTTAGCGCGCCGCCTTGGTGTTCGTGTGCTATCGGGCCTATCGGGTGACGTAAGCGTGCCTAAATATGGCAGCGGCTTGGCTACTGGTTGGGTAACCGAGGGTGGAGCGGTACCGGAAGGCGTGATGAGCTTTGGTGAAGTGACGCTTTCACCCAAGCACGTAGGCGGCAAAACCGAAATGAGTCGCCAGCTAATCCAGCAATCAAGCCCAGACATTGAGCAGCTAGTGCGCGGCGATCTGTCCGCCCTGATTGCCCAGCAGATTGACCGGGCGATTTTGCAAGGCTCGGGTGCTGCTGGTGAGCCTCAAGGCATTATTGGTGCTGCTGGTGTTCAGGCGGCTGACATTCCTACTACGTGGGCCGGAGTTCTTGGGCTATCCGAGCTTTTGGAGCTTGAGAACCTTGAAGGTACGGCTTGGTTATCCGCTCCAGGCGTTAAAACCACACTTGGTAGCACTGAGAAAGTGGTAGGTAGTGCAGGAGTAGGAGGTTCTGGCTTCCTATTACAGAGCGGCATGATGGACGATAAGCCTTATTGGTCCACCAACCAAATGCCCACTAGCACGCTGCTTTACGGCGATTTCTCGCAAGTGTTGCTAGGTATCTGGTCAGAGATCGACATTCTAGTGAACCCCTACGCTGAACCGGCCTATAGCCGCGGCGGTGTGCAGGTTCGCGCTATGGCGACGTGTGATGTGGCCTTACGCCATCCGCAAGGCTTCATCGTCGCAACCCCAGGCGCATAACCATGGAACGCCGTGCTAGCAGTGAATTGACGCCCAAGGGCCGCAAGCTGACCGGCTACGTTGCCCGCTTCGATGAACCCATCGATCTAGGGGAGTTTGTCGAGGTGGTACGTGCTGGCGCGTTTACCCGCACGCTCGCCGGTACCGGTGCCCAAAACATCCGCGCTATTTATGAGCATGATGGCCGCGCACTGCTAGGACGGTTGGGCGCTGGTACGTTGCGGCTAAGTGAGGATGCCGTGGGGCTGGCCTTCGAGATCGACCTACCCGACACCACCTTGGGCCGCGACTTGGCCCACTTGGTGGAGCGTGGCGACGTGGCTGGCTGTTCGTTTGGCTTCCTGCCGGTGAGCGATGCGTGGTCAGAGCGTGAAGGCCGCGCCGTGCGTGAGCTGACAGACGTGGACTTGATCGAAGTCACCATAACCGCGTCACCCGCCTACGACACCACCAGCGTACAGGTGCGCGCCAGCCAGCCCTTAGGCATCCGACTTGCCCGCCTATACGTGGAGGCTTGCCAGTGAAGTTAATCAAGCGCCTATTTGAGAAGCGCGCCGCCGATTCCTACGACACCTACTGGAACCGCTTCACCGCTTCGCAAGACGTGGCAGGTGTGGCGGTGAACTCCAAGAGTGCCGAAGGTATCAGCGCCGTTTATGCTGCAGTAGCGGCCATTTCTGAGAGTGTGGCCAGCCTGCCGCTAGACATCTACCGCCGCACTGAGGATGGGCGCGAGAAGGCCCGAACCCATCCGCTGTTCAAGCTGTTGCACTCAGAGCCAAACGAACAGCAGACCGCGCTAGAGTTTCGGGAAATGCTGCAGCGGCACGTTCTGTTACGTGGCAATGCTTATGCCGAGATCAAGTGGAACGCTGCCGGACGCATCGACAGCTTGAAGGCGCTTCACCCTGACAGTGTGAACGTGCTTATCACCCTAGACGATAAGCTGGTGTATGAGGTGACAGACCGGCACGGTAAGCGCCGCCGCCTGCTGGCGTCTGAGGTGCTTCACCTGCGTTACCACAGTGACGATGGACTGATGGGCCGAACGCCTATAGAGGTGTGCCGCGACACGGTAGGGCTGGCGCTAGCAGAGCGCACCCACGGGGAACGTATGTTTGCCCAGGGTACCAAGCTATCAGGCGTTATACAGACCCAGCCAGCGACCACCAAAGAGCAGGCCGCGCAGATACGCGACAGTTGGGCCGCTGGTCAGAGTGGTGTGAGTAACCACGGCAAGACTGCCGTTCTACCTGCCGGTGCCGAGTTCAAGACGGTCAGCATGACGCTTGAAGACGCCGAGTGGATAGAAGCCCGCCGTATGAGCGTGGAGGAGGTGGCCCGCCTATTCCGTGTCCCGCCCGTGCTTATTGGCGATCTGAGAGAGGCCAACTACTCCAACGCGGTAGAGCTTGGCCGGTACTTTGTGACCCATACCTTACGCCGTCACTTGGTGATGTGGGAGCAAGCGATCAACCGCGCCCTAATCAATGACCCGGTGACGTACTACGCAGAGCACAACGTTGAAGGGCTACTGCGTGGCGATAGCCTCAAGCGCTCACAGTTCTATGAGCGTGGCATATCCGATGGGTGGATGCTGCGCAGCGAGGTACGCCGCTTAGAGAATCTACCCACCATTGACGGTATCGACGATGAAGAAGCGCCGCCACCTACCGCTTAACGGTGCCGCGTGGCAGCGCCTGCGCGCCCAGGTGATAGCAGAGGAGCCGCTATGTAGGCACTGTCTGGCGCGTGGTGTGGTGTCACCTACCACCGATGTTGACCACATACACAATGGTGACGGTGATTACTCAGACGACAACAGCCGCGAAAATTTACAGGGCTTGTGTCATGAGTGCCATAGCCATAAGACCCGCGCCGAGATGGACGGCAGCGCCACGTTAGTCGCTGGATGCGACGCCAGTGGCCGGCCCATTGACCCAAACCACCATTGGAACCGTTAAAAAATCACGAGGAACCGGGCCGCCACGCACCGCCCCCCAACCTCGTTTTTATTGCTAACTGCCATGAAAACAACCGCCCGCCGCCACCGATCAGACAGCGCCAAAGCGGCCATTACCGCCGCCCAGGCCGCCACCATGGAGCCAATCGCGCCCCCGGCTTGCGTTCGCCTGCGCGATAGTGACCGCCCGGCGTGGGTGGCCATTGTGACGGCTAGAGCGCGGGATACCTGGACTGATGCCGACCTTATCTTGGCTGGCCAGCTTGCCCGCATTTATGGCGACATTGCCGCGCTTGAAGAATTGATCGACGAGCAAGGAATGATCTTAGGCGATCAGATAAACCCGGCCTGCACGCTACAGGACAAGATGAGCCGCCGCGCTTTGGCCATGGCCCGCCAACTGAAAATAGACACAATTAGCGTGGTGGGTAAGTCGCAAGACATCAACAAGAGCGCCGCCCTAGAACGCGATGCGCGCCAAGGCGTTGACGATGACGACGGCTTGATACCAAGGACACTGCAATGACTCGCGCCGAGCGAATTATAAGGTTTATCGAGCGCTACTGTGTGACGCCCGAAGGCGCTGGCGTGGGTAAGCCGATGGTGCTAGCCGAGTTTCAGAAGCAATTCATCATCGACGTTTACGACAACCCATCTGGTACCCGCCGCGCCATCCTGTCGGTAGGCCGCAAGAACGGCAAGACCGGCCTTATCGCCGCGCTACTGCTGGCGCACCTAGTGGGGCCAGAGGTAAAGCAAAACAGCCAGCTAGTCAGTGGTGCTATGAGCCGTGACCAAGCCGCGCTGGTGTTTAACCTGGCGTCAAAGATGGTGCAGATGTCGCCCGAGCTTTCCAAGATCGTGCGCATTGTGCCCAGTGGTAAGCGGCTTATCGGCCTGACAATGAACACTGAGTTCAAGGCACTGGCAGCCGATGGCAAAACCGCCCACGGCCTTAGCCCGGTGCTGGCTATTCTGGATGAGGTAGGGCAGGTACGCGGGCCACAATCCGACTTTGTGGACGCGATCACCACCAGCCAAGGCGCACACGAAAACCCGCTGATAATCACGATAAGCACTCAAGCCGCCAACGATGCCGACTTACTCAGTGAGTGGATAGACGACGCGCTGCGCTCGAAAGACCCGCGCACCGTTTGCCACTTGTACACTGCGCCCGAGGGTTGCGACCTAATGGACGCCGAAGCATGGCGAGCCGCTAACCCGGCATTGGGTATCTTCCGCAGTGAAGACGATATGCGCGAGCAGATGGCCCAGGCCGAACGAATGCCGAGCATGTCCAACAGCGCCCGCAACCTGTTACTAAACCAGCGTGTCAGCCTAGATAGCCCCTTCATTAGCCCAGACGTGTGGGCAGAGTGCGCAGCCGAGCCGCTGCCGTTTGATGGCCCGGTGTTTGGTGGGCTTGATCTGTCAGCCCGTACCGATCTAACCGCCTTGGTACTGGTGGGTAAGGTGGAAGGCGTTTGGCAGGTGCAGCCATATTTCTGGACGCCAGAGCAGGGCATTTTCGACCGTGCCAAAACAGACCGGGCGCCCTATGACGTTTGGGCCCGTTCTGGCTTCCTACGCACCACCCCAGGCGCAACCGTTGATTATGAGGCGGTGGCCACCGACCTAGCAGAAATACTTCAAGACGTGGATCTGCACGCCCTGGCGTTTGACCGCTGGCGCATCGACATTTTCAGGAAGGAATTAGACCGGCTTGGGGTAGAGCTTCCCTTGATGCCACACGGGCAAGGCTTCCGCGATATGGCCCCAGCACTGGACGCACTCGAGGCCGAGTTACTGAACGGTCGCATTGCCCACGGCAATCACCCGGTTTTGACGATGTGCGCAGCCAATGCGGTAACCACTACCGACCCGGCTGGCGCTCGCAAGCTGGACAAGTCCCGCCGTACTGGACGCATTGACGGTATTCAAGCCTTAGCTATGGCGATGGGGGCCGCCCAATCAGCCGAAGAACCAACCACTATTGAAACCGAGGTGCTATTTATATGAGCGTTTCACTTGAAGAAGCTAAAGCCCACCTTCGCCTAATGGTTGAAGAAGACGACGAAGACGGATTGATTACCGGCTTAATTGAGGCCGCTGAGGGCTATATAGCCCAATACCTGGGCGAAGACCTTCCCGAACCGATGCCCGCGCCTGTGCGTGCTGCTGTGCTGCTGTTAGTGGGGGATCTATTCGAGCATCGAGAGCGCCAAACAGTTACCGGGGTAGGGGGCTTTCAGGAAAACCCGACGTTCCAGCTATTGCTAAACCCGTATCGGTCTAATGAGGTGTTTTGATGGCTAACTTGAAAAGCGAGTTTGCATGGAACGAACGACCCGCCGGCGAATATCGCACCGACCGGCTAGAGGAGGAGCGCGAGCGACTAAACCGCCGTTTGGTGTGGGCCATGCGTAAGCAGGATGCCCAGGCTATTGAGAGATTGCACCAGCGCCTTGAAGCGTTAGAGGAGGCAATCGACGATGACTTGGCCCCAGGCTGCCCGCCCAATAAGTTTGAGCGTTTCCGTAATATGTGGAAACCCTAG